ACCCAGCCGGCGTGAGCATCACGACCCAGACGGACAGTCAGACTATTTTCACGTTCGCACCCAACTCATACCTGGTGCGTCAGCAGTTTACCGTGCTCGCTCGATCGGCCGGCGGTCTCGAATCTCAGATTCAGTTTGATGTCGGCGCGGCTGTCAAGCCAGTCATCGGGACGATCGTACCAGCCCCCGTGTCCGGCACGATTACACTCAACACGTACACGGGTGCCAAGACGATCGTCATTCCACAGACGGTCAGTCCATCATACACGGGTGCCATCACATGGTCGACCGTCCCGACGACTCTTCCTGGAAGTACAACGAAGGCGCCACTGGACACGTCACTCACACTTACAGTTCCCGCTCAGCCGACCGGAGTGATTCACCCGTCGACGACGACATTTGTCATCACGGCGACAAACCCGCTTGGAAACTCGACCAGTACGACGTTCAACGCGTTCGCGCCGCGCATTCCGTCAGTCAATGACGTGTCGCCTTCGACTCGAACGATCGACGTGTCGTCGGCCGCTTATACATCAATCACGGCGTCCCAATCGGCGACAGATGCCACGCCAGTCACATGGTCATATTCACCGACGACGTCCGGGGTCACGATCGACTCGAACGCTCTCTTTACGATTGCCCAGGCGACCTACTTTGTCGCAACGACGTTCACAGTCACTGCGACCAACTCGGTCGGTTCCACATCATCAAAATCATTCACCGTGACGACACCAGCGCCACCCGTCATAAACACTGGGTCGCCGACCTCACCTCAGACGATCGACGCCTCGACGGGTGCACAGACACTGACATTCACAAATACGGCGTCGCTCACCGGAACACTCACGTGGTCACTCCCCGGGACGCCAACCACGGGTGTCTCCATCAACTCGGGGTCAGGTGTACTCACGATCGCCCAAGGGACGTTTTTCCCCGCAAAGGCGTTCACGGTCCGGGCAACCAACCCGGTTGGTGTGTTCAATGAGCGTTCAGTCACGCTTACGACGCCTGCTATTCCGACCGTGACATCAGCCACTGTGTCCCCCCAAGTGCTCGAGGTTTCACTCGGACCAAAGACGATTCAGTTTACACAGAGCACAGCGGACGTCGGGACCGTCACATGGTCATATTCACCGACGACGTCCGGTGTTACGATCGACTCGAACGGTCTCTTGACGATCGACCAGGGAACATACTTTACGGCGACGGCGTTCACGATCTCGGCGACGAACGCTGTCAACAAGACGGGTACGCTACCGATGAACGTCACGACACCCGCGCCGCCAGTAATTGATACATCAGCCCCGACGTCACCCCAGACAGTCGATGTGTCGACCGGGGCTCAGACGTTCTCGTTCACAAACACGGCATCGCTCACCGGAACGCTCACATGGTCTTACACGACGACGAGATCCGGTGTTACCATTGGTGCGAGCAGTGGTGTGCTCAGCATCACTCAAGGGACATACTTTACGTCAACGACGTTTGTGATTCGGGTCGTCAACCCGGTCGGTATCGCAAGTACACGATCATTCGTCGTGACGACCCCGACACCGCCAGTCATCACCGGACCGACATCGACAGGTGTGATTGTCGCCGGTGCTGGATCTGGCGGAATTCCGCGCATCTACGTGAACAACAGCACGGCGTCCAAGACTGTGACGATCACACAGACGGCGACAAACACGGGCACGATCACGTGGTCTGGCACGGGAAGTCTCCCGACCGGCGTCACCAAGACGACTGAGAACAACACGACGCTCACATTTACTATCGGGACAACCGCGGTTCTACGCCCAGCCGCTTCGGCATTTGCCCGAACAAACAATGCGACCAATCCAGCTGGGAAGGCGGCGACAGCAATCTCGTACGACGTGTTTACGCCGCAGACGCCCGCCCTCGGAACACCGAGTCCGGCACCTGTACTCGGACAAATAACACTTGACACATCGACGACACAAAAAACTATCACGATTGATCAAACTGTCGCCGTGGAAAACACGGATCCGATCACATGGACGTACCCGCCACTCGGGACGGGTATAACCGTCACGACGAGCACGACGGGCAATGGCCAGCTAGTGGCGACCGTAGCAGCCGGTACGTTTGTTGCACCGGCGGCATCCGTATCGATAAGTGCTGCGAATCGCGCCGGCATGTCGTCGGCCACAACGACATTCAATTTGTTTGTACCGCAACTGGCTGTCATCACTGACGTGAATAAAACCGGCTTTACAGCAACTCTGAACAGCAGCGCTGTTACGATAGCGCTGAACACACAGACAGTCAGTCAGAAATTCTATGTAAGTCAGACGAGAGCGTCGGGTCGAAGTGGAATCGTTTGGTCAACATCGCCGAACGTCGCGTCACTCCTCGCGAGTGGTATCACGTATACCGAGACTGCTACAACAGTAGACGCCGGTGAAAATGTCACCGTCGGTGGTCTGACATTTACAGTCGCGCAAGGTCAGAGCATTAATGCACTTGCGATCACCGTGACGGCGACGAACGGCGCCGGTGTAGCCGTCAATAGAACATTCACTGTGTACGCTGGAAATCCACCATCGCTGTCGGTGGTGGGAGCGGGCGTGATTGACACGACGAGCGCCAAGACAATCACCGTGACAAACAATGGCGGGACAACCCCTGGTATATCATGGAACACTCCCGTGTTTCCTACGGGTGCGACTGAGTCAAGCAAAACGAATAGCCAGTACGTCATTGCCGTCGCAGCGAATAGCATATTTGCAGAGACCAATATCACAGTCGAGGCAACAAATACTGGTGGCATCGGTTCGTCGCCCAGTACGTTCAGCGTCACAGCGAATAAGACGCCAGTCGTGACGACACCCGGAACTCAAAATTTTGATACGACGAGTGCTGCTGGCACGTTTACAGTTTCACAGACGAGCGGCGGTACAGGTATTGCATGGTCGATCAAAAAGAGTGACGGAACTGCAGCCCCTGCATCGATCACTCTGTCCGCGTCGTCTACTGATGCCCTGGCTACCTACAGTATACCACAGGGCACGACGCTTGCCGCGACGAACATCGTCGTCACGGCGACGAATATAGCAGGAGCAACTTCGACGACCGCATTCAGTGTCGCATCATTCTATTACGTAGCACCGACAATAACAGCCACATCACCTTCACCTACTTTAACAGGTGTATCAACGTCTGGAAATACGACTGTCGGTACAGCAACCGTTACAAACTCTGCGGCCGCTGGAGAGGTCACATGGTCTTTCAGTCCCGCGACAACGGGTGTCTCGATGAGCGGATCTAACCTTATATACGGCTCGCAAGTACTTCTTTCAACTTCCACGTACACCATCACGGCGACAAATTCGGCTGGGTCGGGAACTGCAACTGTCACTGTAGGGCGGTCGTACATGGATTTACAAGGTGCCACGTTGTTCGGGCGCAACGACGGTGCTTTCTATAGATATGGTTCAGGGTCACTTACGTCGGCATATACGCGAACCGTGAATACGCTCATCATCGGTGGAGGCGGCGGAGGCGGAAACGGTGTTGATACACAGTTTGGCGCGGCATATGCGTGTGGCGGTGGAGGCGGGGCGGGTCAAGTACGGGTAGGAACGTTCAATCTGGTAAACGGAACAACCTACAATTACTATGTAGGCGATAGCGGAAATCCATACACTGTTCCCAACACGGGTACACCTGCGCAGGCGACATGGTTCAGTGTTGCAAGCGGCGCGACATTAGCGGCGGCTGGTCAAAATGGCATTTTTGCAACGGCAGGAGTATCGAAAAAGGGTGGTAACAGTGGAAGTGGACAGTTGGGGGGTAACCCCGGAGGAGCTTTCGCCGCGGGCGGAGGCGGCGGCAATTCCGGCGTAGGAGGAAACGGTTCCGGTAGTACAGGCGGTGCAGGTGGATCTGGGACTTCTACAGTGTTTGGCAGTTTTGGCGGCGGCGGCGGCGGCGGCGGCGGAACTAGCGGCCCGGCATCTTCAGGGGGTGGCATCGGTGGTCAGGGTTTCGGGGGAGGTTACGGAACCCCTGGTACCGGCGGCGGTGGCGGCGGATCAAATGGTGGTCCCAGCTACCCCGAACCGACCAACCTCGGTGGCTATGGTGGTTCGGGTCGGATCATTTTATACGCATAAAGTATGCAGATCTGGAAGTGGCTCTTGCTCCTCGGTTTGCTCTTTCTCATCACGTACAATCCGAGCACGCGTACAATGTCCAAATATTTTGATGAGTCTACAGTAGAGACGGAGAATGTCTACATCTCCGCAAGGCCCTCGCGAGAGGCACAAAGCAATAGCGGTCCCGGTGACGATGATCGGTGATCGTCCACATATGCTCCTCGTTCATGACCGCCGGTACAAGGAGTGGACGTTTGTCACAGGCGGATGTCGACGACGCGAGGTGTACAACCCCCTCCGGTGTGCCATCCGTGAACTTCACGAGGAAACCAGGGGGATCATCGACGTCAAGAGCGGGTCGTACACGTACTTTCGCTTCACGACCAACTATAAAGGTCCAGGGGATACCGAGGCCGACGCCGACACGGTGAGTGTCTACCACGTCTACGTCCTCGACCTCCCCATGACTGCCATAGAGCAAAAGTACACGATCCAGCGATTCAACGAGGAGAAGAACAAGATGGAAACGTCCCAGGTGCCCTTCAAGAAGAATCACGACGAAAACACGGCGATGATATGGGACACACTCGAGGGCATCACGGCACGTAAGGATCTATGGATCCTGATCCGGGAGTGCATCCTCAACAATCCAGATTTCCCAAAGGCGCTCCACGCGTCCCAGAAAACGTCATTTTATCTCCGTTCATAAAACAGGGATGACCAAACCAAAGCGTGCTTTTGCTGAGATGCTCGTGGCTGCACGGGGATCCGGCGACGTCGATGACATCTGCGAGAACATGAACCTCATGGATATCATATACGAATTGAAACGTCTCGAGAAGGAGGAGCCCGACCCGATCCCAGAGCCACCCAAGGCGCCCGAACCAGAGCCAGAGCCACCCAAGGCGCCCGAACCAGAGCCGGTACGCGAGCCACCCCAGCGCGTGTTCAGACCGAGCTTTTGGAGTCGGCTCGCATGTGACGATGAATCCCAAGACTAATTTCTTGACATTTTTATAATGACGATCAAGTTCAAAAAGTGGCACATTGCGACAGCTGTCGCCATTGTCGCGATTGTCATCCTGATCGCAGTCCTGTTTGGTCGGAAACGCGAAAACCTGACGCCGTGCCCGTCTATACCACCAGGGGATGCACTCACGTCGTTCACCCAAGACACTAGCAACTGTACCGTGACGTGTATGACAATCGATCCGAATGCGACAGTCGCGCGTGAGCCCGGTGGCCCGTGTCGCTCGACGTGTAAGCCGGGTTACGTAAAGTCGGCGACAACCGGTGCATGTACAGTTTCGACCCAAGTTTCCAACGCCGTGATCGATAACATGAAACTTGAGCTCATGAACCTGACCGATCCGGATATGAAACGGCAAATGTCAGCTCAGATTGCCTCAATGGAGGCTCAACTCAAAGTGGCGACCACTCCCATGGCTTAGAAGAATCCCGGGCTACACTAATAAGATGGCGGTCGTGATTTCTAAACCACCTCGACTTGCACCGACCCAAACCAGTTACGGAAGTCGACGTCTGTATACGCTTCATTCGAACCCGAATGATGTTTTCGCGTGGCGCATCGACGATCAGCGTGTCAAAACTGCGACGGTTGCGTTTCGTCGCAGGAATGACGCTGCGCTCATGGCGTATATGATCGAGCGGCATGTCAAACAGGAGAACAGGTGGCCGGATGTTCTCGTGGTGGACAATGCATTCAGTATTTTTGGCGGGAAAGTGAACCCCGTACAGGAGAATAGTCTAATTGAAGTGCGCTCATGGAACATGGATTCGCTCCAGGTGTTTTGTGTCGATGCATACCTCGATCTCATCGTGCTCAACGAGCTCGGCGAGCAGCACAACAGCAAGTACAAGCTGACGGGTGATGTCATCAAACTGTCCGTACCGGATGAGTACTATGCGCTCAAGATTGCCGAGCTCTACGCTCGTCCGAGTTTCGTGAAGGAGCCCGCGCTTGACGACGAGTGATCACTCTTCAGCGACGGGTGCCATGGGAATGTACGCCTTCCCGGTCAGCACCGCCTTGGAATACGCCATGGCAATGACAAAGTGAATGTGAGGCCAATCGAGAGCCTCCACCTCATTCACTTTGACACCCATAGGGTTTCCCTGAATCTCACGAACCAGTTGCTGATGCTTGTTTGCATCTCCGAGTGTGTCAGCCATGACTGTCATCTTCTGCAGCCATTTGACGTGGATCTCGTTCATCGGAACGAACGCCTTGATAAACTTGGATGTGATGGTGACGGCAGCCATTATGTCACTTGACCCCTAATACTTTAAGTCACGACGAGTCATACACGCGACGAGCTCTTCGAATGTAATCTTCGGAGTCCACCCGGACAGTGTACGGAATGCCGACGAATCACCGATGAGCGCATCCACCTCGGCCGGTCGGTAGAATGCCGGATCGATCATCACCATCGTATCACCCGTCAGGGCGTTGATACCAACCTCGTCTTCACCTGTACCCCTCCACTCGATGACGACGCCGATCGTCTTGAATGCGAGATCGACAAACTCACGAACAGAGTGCGTCTCGCCGGTCGAGACGACATAGTCACTCGCGGTCGGCAACTGAAGCATGTGCCACATCGCCTCGATATAGTCGCGCGCATGACCCCAGTCACGCTTGGCATCCAGGTTCCCAAGCCGGATCGGAAACTTGCGATCACCGATCGCCTTGGTAATCTTGCGTGTCACAAACTCTTCGCCGCGACGTTCCGACTCGTGATTGAAAAGAATGCCGGTACATGCATACATGCTGTACGCCTCACGGTAGTTTTTCGTGATCCAGTAGGCGAACACCTTGGAGACGCCGTAGGGGCTTCGAGGCCAAAACGGCGTCTTTTCCGTCTGGGGCGTCTCTTGTACCTTGCCAAACATCTCGGACGTACCCGCCTGGTAGAACCGGAAACGCGCGTCGTTCACCTGGCGGATCGCCTCGAGCCAACGGAGCGCCCCGAGCGAGTTGACGTTCGACGTCCACTCGGGCTGCTCGAACGAAACCTTGACGTGCGACTGAGCCGCCAGGTTGTACACCTCGATCTGGTCCCAGTGAGTCGCGGCGGCAAGTTCCTGGATCAGCGTCGTGATCCGCAGTGAATCAGTCATGTCGCCGCGGACGATGTGGAATTTGGGGTGTTCCAGAACCTCCGTCGACAGACGCTCCATTTTCGTCTCGCTCGTGTACCGTGCAAACCCGTACACCGTATACCCCTTCTCAAGCAGAAACTCGGCGAGGTAGGAACCATCCTGACCGGTAACACCCGTGATGACAGCCGCCACGGACATATATCTTTATCAGGTCTTCAAGCCTTTAACGCCTGCGACGAGATCGGCGACCCTGAGTGCCGTGTACGCGAGCGGCTCGATCGGGTACTCTTCTTCAACACCAAGGAACACCGGCTCGTCCTCGACATATGGAAGGTATCGCGGCACCACGACGGGTTGTTCCCGTGGTGTAAGAAGCAGGGATAGCATGTACACGAACTGGAGCTTTTGCCAATAGGTCATCTTGGTAGGTATGCGATGGAGATCCCACAGTGCTCTCATCATCTAAACTTTCGGGACGTTTTTAATCCATGTGGGACAACGAGGGTACGCGCCTTTTGCGTGAAGTGATTCTGCCTCGACTCGACGCCCATGAGAACGAGCTCCGTGAACTGCGTAGCGTGACATGGCCTGTATGTCAGGGTATTTTGGACAAGCAGATGCCGTTCAGAAACATTGACAAGAAGCGCCGGTTCCTACGCTGGCTTGACGTTGACGAAATTCGACAGCTCATCGGACTCAAATCACGGTATTGTGGTACGGACAACGTGTCGGCCGAAGAGGAACTCCGTATGATCACAGTCGTTCCCAACCAGGGGGCATGACCGTATCGGGCGGTGTCAGAATGAGCTTCGTACGTCCATCGTGATGGTACCCCTCTTTGATGAAACGCTCATAGTCGTCCAGCGTCTGATGTTCGTGCCGCCCTGGATCCTTGGCGTGCGCGTATGTGTGAAGCTTCGTGTCGATGTGCTTCGCGTCTCCAAAGCTGCTCATGTGCCACCCGGCGTACGGAATGTGAGGGAACCGCCATCGGTGATCACGGAAGAAGTTGGGTCCGAGCGTCCGGTACTCGCGTGCATGTGTCATGACCGTGCCGAACCACGGCTCACCCGTGAACGTATACTTGAACGAGTACTCGAACATGTGCATGTGACACGTCGTCGTACGACCGTGGAGCATCTTGGCCACGGTCATGTTTGGAATCTCATCCACGTCAGAAATCATCACGGTCGCGTCGTCGGGTACACCCTCAAGTCCTTCCAGTGAACAGTGTCGTTGGTACTTTTCGCGCGACCACGGATTCTCGTCGGTCGGCATGTTTCGTGCGACGACGTGCGTAATCTTATGGGCCCACTCGGCGTAGCGCTCCTTGTTCTGCTCGTAGATGAGCTCCTTGGATGTCCCGGCGTGGGTCACCTCCGACTCGACGAGCACGAAACGATCGACGTACGGGTCAAGCAAAGTGAGTCGGAGCGCGAGCACGTCGAGCTCGTTGTAGAACATGAAACAGTCGACCAACATCTAAAACAAAAGCGAGTCTTTATTTTAGATGTTTGTGACACAGGCGAGTCACCGCGATGCATGCGATGTGGTTTGGCCGATCGAACCCGAGGCTGGTCAACGTCTCTTTGTCAAGACGGACTATCTGGTTGACTACTTCACGCGATCAGGGGGACTCCCCGTGCATACACTCGTGACTGGTCTGAGCGACTATTCACCGAGCACGTTCATGTCTGACGATCAGATTCATGCCTTTTTGGACCGATCAAACATCACGGAATGGTACGCCCAAAACGTGTGTACGGTGCACCCCAAGCTGAAGCATCTCCCGATCGGTCTCGAGGACACGCCGTCGAAACTTGACTTTTGTGCCAGGTATGGACAGGAACTCAGGGACACGCCCAAGACTGAAACCGTCTATACAAACTTTAGTCCGGCGACGAACCCCCATGAACGCAACTGCTTCGCCACGTCATCCGGTCCAAAGGTTTCGTTCGAAGAGTACATGCGAACCATGGCGACTCACAAATACGTCATGTGTCCGATGGGGAACGGGGTCGACACGCACCGATTCTGGGAAGCCCAGGTGTGCGGGTGCATCCCGATTGTGCGTTGTCCCAAAGAGTTTCTGGCGACGTACGTTGACGTACCGTACATTTCAATTCCAGGCATTTGTCACGCTCGCCTCGGTCACCCCAACCTCGTCGTTCAGCGCGAGTCCATCTTTGCACAGAATCGACCACCCGTTTCGGTCGTTTCCGTGATACAAAACCATCCACTCGCCCGAGGCGAGCATCTCGCGTAAGACCGAGTCCGTCTTGACGGTGAACGTGTCGTCGAGCGCAACGTACTTTGGATTCTTCGTCTTGACCGCCGCCCAGTCACCCACGCCTGAAAACTCCCCGCCGTCAATGACGACAAAGTCGATCGTCTCGGGCAAAGTGCCGATCGTCGTCTTTTCAAAGTTGGCCTGTTCACCCGCGTACCATGAACGCCAGTCGGCGCTCGAAATGTTTGAATAGTTTGGGCTGGCTTCAACCTCTGCGTGCGTCATCATGGTTTCAGCCAGACGCGCCTTTTGCAGTGTCACGAACGAGGTGTTCTTCCAGACGCTTTCGGCCCGGGCAAACATGATATCGTCCACCTCAAAGCTGTACACGTGGCCACCCTGCTTCGACGTCAGTCCGGATACGATGCACTGTGTCGTCCCGAGACCGTTCCATGCGCCAATGTCGACGCAGATGTTGACATCCGGACGACTGCAAATGTCACGAATGGCGCGTCCGAACGACGTGTCAAGATTGACCTGACCCATATAAAAAGAATACCGGTATTCTTTTTATATGGTGCTCATCGAAGTGTCACCGGGCGACGTCGCTGACCGCATCTCCATCCTGAAGATCAAGGCGGAGTACTTTACCGACGAGACGAAGAGTGAGCACGTCTCCAACGAACTGGCCATTCTCGAGCCGCACCTGACTGTGCCGATCGACGAACTCTACGCCGTGAACAAGATCATTTGGGACGTCGAGAACGAGATTCGTCTGTGCGAGACGCGCGGTGATTTCGGACCGACGTTCGTTCGCCTGGCCCGACTCGTCTACCACACGAACGATCGCCGCGCTGCAATCAAACGCGTCATCAACGAAACATCCGCCATTGCAGAGGAGAAGCAGTACACAGAGTACAAGTCGAAGAAGCGCAACCGCATGGCGGTCATGACGCACATGGGTCTAGGTGACCATCTCGTGTGCAACGGTATGATTCGTCACTTTGCCAAGACGTACGACGTTGTGACATATGTCAAGAAGCAGTACGTCGAGAGCGTCCGTGACATGTTCCGGGATCTCGGACCGGCACTCATCATCACTCCGGTCGACGACGACAAGGATGCATGGAACAGAGCGCTCTACGAGCACATGGTTGTCCGTACCGGCATTTTTACAGGTCGTCAGGATTGGGACACGGTCAAGCCGTGGTGCGACGCCTTTTACGCCAATGCACACCTGAACCCGAAGATGCTCCGGGACGAGTTTTTCATGCTCCGTTCACGTGATCGCGAAGAGGCTTTTTACCGCAAGGTGGTTGCCGAGCTCGGCACGGACCGCTACGCGGTTGTGCACGACGACCCCTCACGCTACGCATCCATCCAAGTCAAGACTGACCTGCCAGTCGTACGAATCGGTCGGGGGCTTTTCCCAGTCGAGTCGGACACGATTTTTGACTATTGTACGCTCATCGAGCGTGCGCAGGAATATCACGGCTACGACAGTTCGTTTGCGTGGCTCGTCGAGTTGTTCCGTCTACGCCCCAAGCCAAAGACGTTTCTGCATCGGTACATCCGTGGCCAGTGCTCTTCCGGCTTTGAAGAGTTTACTCAGTTTGAGATCATCTCCCAGGCTGCGCCTCCGTAGATGGCTGCCATGAGACCGAATGTCGACATGCCCGGGTGAGCCGGAAAGTTGCCCCCAGTGACAAAGACGCGGGGACACATGCTGAGTAGGAAGAAATCGACAAAGACATTCCGACGATCCTTGGTCGGAGCGTCTGGACAGTTGGAATGAACAACCGCAATCGTCGTCTCGAGCGTTCGAGCCCCGTAGAAACTCTTCTTCGTCTCGGGTGAATCGCTCGCGAGGAAAACCGGTCCAAAGTTTTCGGCAATCGACTTGAACTGCGCAACCGCCGTGTCGCTCGCGAACGTCTCAGTGTCGGCCTCAACCACGACACGTGAATCAGGCGCACTCGCACCCCGACGGATATGAAGACCTGCCGTCACACCATGCACGAGGCTCGTGTGCTCTTCGAGTACATCCTTGAGCTCGCTCGACGGAGCGATCAAGTGTTGGACGAGAGGGAACACCTTTCCGAGCGTATGTTGGTTGATGAAAATCTTGGGCGTGTATACGCTCTTGATTCCCGTCATGCTCGTTGTCGGAAACTTGAAGTCAAGCCAGCGCCCGAGCTCATAATCACCGATCGACTCATGGACAACTCCATCCATTACGAAACGATCCTTGTAAAAGTCGCACAGGTGCATCAGCGTATTGGCGAGACCGTGACCCTTCTGTGGGTACATGATCGTCATATTGGTCCGATACTCGTCAACCAGATCCTTGAAGGTGTACTTGGTCAGAGTGCCGAAGGTCTCGACATACTTGTGCCAATCGCCGGTACACTGACCTGTGGTCGAGTCGCCACCGACGCCGATCGACGTCTGGTGCGCGACGTAACGCAGCAGGAGCGGCTTGCCCTTGCTCATCAGAAACCCGTGCTGAGCCATGTCGATCGAGTAGTCAAAGTTAGCCTGTGACGAGTACTCGTCGGCAAACTCCTTCGAGACCCAAAATGCCTCGCAACCACCGGGATTGTTGATTGCGATCGTCTGTACTGCATCCGGCTTGACATTCACACGGAATGAGGACTCGAGTACGTGGACACCGGCGCCGAGACGCAACAGGCCGACGTCGCGCGGAAACGTCGTCGGGTCCAGCTTGTCAAACTCGGGGTCGAGTACGACGTCGTCCTCGAGGACGATTGCGTCATCAAGACCGCGATCGACAATGTCACGCATGATCCAGTACTGCTTGACGGCACTGGCCATTTGACCGAGCGGCATGGGTGACTTGGTCTTCACCTTGACCCACTTGGTAAAATGGTCATCCTTGTTCAGACCCTCGATCCACGTCACGTCATCGAGCGAAATGCCGCGCTCGACAAACTGCGCACGAAGGTTTACTTTACGCTCAGGGCGCTTCGGGTAATGGATGACGTAGTACTTCATTTTCTCAAGAGGCGCGCGTCTTCTCTAACTCGGTGGCGGAACTGACGTGATAGTAAGCGTACATTATTTTTGGAGAGGGTCGAGGGTCATGAATGTCAGAGGTCGACATGTATGTGCACTTCAACTTTTTCTCACTATGAGTTTGTTTTGAAAACATTATAGCGTACGCTTACTATCACCCACCATGGTCATACCGAGGCGTCTCGTCAACCGTATAGCCTCGACCCATATGAGTCTCCTCGGTCCGTGACTCGGACATCCACGGGTGTTCGCGGTAGCCGTGCTGAAAACAGTCATGATCGTACGATGGCCAGATGTGCCGACCGAGGAATATCTGATCCATGTTGTATTGGTGGGTCCCCTCGTAAAGGTTGGCGATCGCCCTGTGAAACTCGGGCAAAGGTCCACGGAGACCAAAGAGACCACCGGGGATCGGCACCTTGTAGTGTTCGTCATGATCCCGAATGACGTGAAGCTTCTTGTCGGACGCAAGCCATTCGTCGACGCAACGAACGTCGCGCCACGTGATGCGCGAATCGAGGTCCCGGACGAGCACAATCGCATTCTCGAACAATGGTCGGAACCGCCAAAACATGCCGTAGGATCCGTCAGTCACCTTGATGAGCGTAATGTGTTTCCATGTGGCGAGCGCGTCGAGCGTCGCTTGCGGCACGGTATCGTCGTGATAGATACGCACGGACCAGCCGGGAAAATACTCGGTAGTCTGTTTCGCATTCACGAGAGCACCATGTAGATATATGTCATTTGTTCCCCATAGACTGAACGAGATGATCTTGTCCATTCATTTATAAGTTACTACTGTCTCTAACTTCTACGCGTCCCTGGTCTTGTGCGAACTGTTCCTGTTCTTGGACGACGCGGCGGCGTCGGTGGTCGACCGGGGTGAAATGTAAAACGTGGGGTGTTGATGCGTACAGGCGCTGCGGGCGCTTCGCTGGTGCGTGCACGCTTCGCTGGCGGTGTGTTCCCGCTTCGCGGTTTTCTCACGGTGAAATTGTTATTTCGTATCCGCTTCACACCCAGATATCTCCGAGACTGATTTTCTTGAGTCCGTGCAGCCTCAGTTAACGCAGTGCGCGGAACTCTGTAGTTTTGACGACCGGATCTATTACCGACCCACGGAAAAGGACCACGGGATGTACCATGTCGCGCTTCAAACGCAGCCCCTGTTTCTCTATACGCTGCCGGATCGCCTCGGCACCCGAATACAATGAATATCCCTCTCGGTCGCATTTCCGAAATAAGATTTTTTAGTGACTTCTTACGGCCCTTGTATTTCGGGGCCCCCCCTGATCCAACGTACCGTACTCCAGACTGTTCATTGTACCATCTACCCCATGACGTCTGTGCAGCGTCGTAAAACTCGAGCCCCATATTCGGACATATCATACCGGGCGTATAAATATGGTTTTTCCAGCTCCATCCCGCACGCGTGATAATACGAGGCGTATCGCGCGCGGGAAGTTTATCGGCTATAAGCTGGCGAAGTTTCCGCCGAGAACGCAGTAGACTCATCATTTTAGAATCTCTCAGGGATCGTAGTGGGATCCAGTACCCTGGCTTGGATATGAAAATGACGGTCGTGTCACTGGGTACCTCGAAGCTTGGTGAAATGTTCTGATACGAAGCGTTCAACGGATTGATAAGAGTTCCATGACCGACGACCGATATAAAATTTAGAGTCTTGGAATTTCTCTGTGCCACCTCGAGCCGCGTTCGATAGGACATACTCTGGTCATAGAAAATCATTTCAGGGTGAGCATGTACAACGTCGATCGAATGAGCGCAGTCACCTCGTCCTGAATGTTCTTCAAGTATGTGTCACGCGGCAGACGCAGACGACGTACTGCTGCGAGCAAACCGCGAAAGTACATCTTGGCGCCTGGGCGCGTCAGGCGTTTGTTTGCCCCGATCCGAGGGAGTCGGCCGTACTTGCCCATGTACGCCTCGGCATACGAGTCGAGCAGGGGGATGATCCCCTCATAGTACGCCTGAAGCGCCTTGTGCTCCGCGAACGACTTGGTCGTCAGGTGAAACTTGTGCGCCTGGGTGCGCGATTCCATGAGCAGGGAGATGTACCGCTGGACGGACTTGGACATTTTCTCTACCTTTAGTAGAGATGATTTTTGACGAGACAGTCATACCAAAGGGTGCGCGTCTCTACAAAGGTATGCCGCGCGGTATGCATCCTCGACGCACG